TACCGGGATAAGTGCCTGAAACGGCACCAGTTTTTTTATTTTTATTACCATAACCTATAATGAAAACAAGAACCAGTTTTATTCCTGCAAACGGGGCAATAATTTTGAAAAAATTTGGATTTAATTATCGAAAATGTGTAATAATTGTAGGTTAAGAAGGGGTTCGGGACTAAAATACTACCAGAACAATCGCAGGTTTGATAATCCCACCCGGGCATAGTTAATGTATCATGCCTGAGCTTATCAAACGGAAATGCAAAAACCCGGATGCATATCTGGATGAGCAGGACCTTAAGGCCATCGCCGAATCTGAAGAAGATATCCGACAGGGGCGGGTTTACACAACCAAAGAAGCAAAGGCCATACTTGGGATTAAATGAAGTATACCCTTTCCTGGACTGATCGGGCAATCAAGGATTTAGGTAAACTGCCCAAACCTACTGCATCTAGAATTTTTGATAAAATCGAATCTATAACGGATGATCCGCATCGAACTGCCGAACGATGCGAGGGCTATCACTATTATCATCAACGTGTCGGCGCATATCGAGTTATTCTTGACATAAATGATTCCGATCTTCTGATCTCTGTACGTAATGTGGGGCCGAGGAAGAAAGTGTACGATCGGTGATTTAGCTCCCTCCGCAAAACCGGCCCTCTTTTCAAAACTCATTCCATTTCTGCCTGAAGTTCTTTGATCTCATTCTCCAGTTTTTTCCTCTCGTTCTCCCGGCCAGAACTCCACCAGATTGCAATTCCGAGTAGGATCAGCCCGAATATAAGAATGAGAAAATTAAACAAAAATCCTAAAAATAGGAATAGCAAGCCGACCAAACATGCCAGTATCGGCCCTGTTTGGCTTATTCCCTCAATTTGGTCGCGTTTTGTCTTCACTTTGGCTTGAATGACTTTGTCTTTCGATGAGGTTATCACAGGGATGAGAGGTGCTCCACACGCATTACAGAACGCCGCCCCCTCTTTGTTTTCCTTTCCACATTTCTGACAGAACATTCTCTCTCCTGTTTCTATTACCTCAACCAAATCCTTTTTTTAGGCCTCTCACGGAGTGGTGAGTTCTATCTTCCATGGGCCGCTGGCCGTCACGTCGAGATAGTAGGTTCCCGTGTCCAGACTCGATGAGTGTTTCCCTGAATATGATCCGATCTCATTTGCCAAGAGGTCGAGTTTATTGCCGTCGGAATCTTTCAGCCAAACAATAAAATTATCGTCGCTGTTATAAGACATACTGAAAATCCGGATCCCGTAGCCGGTTGCCGTGAATGACTGGACATCATCACCAGATCCGGAGAATGTCAGCGAACCCGATGCCGTTCCAGACGGTGTTGGTGCAGATTGAGTACTCGACTGTACATAACCGCCTGTATTGGGGTTATAGACCCATCCAGTAGGAGGTACTGTGGTTGGTGTCTGTGTTGGTACCGGAGTTAGCACCATGCTTGGAACTGGTGTCGCTGATGCCGCCGTACTTACTCCTACAGGGGTGGTAAAAACAAATGCCGCTACTATTGCTGAAACTACGATAAGAATGAAAATTATCGCGATAATTACTCCTCCGTAGAACAAGATACCATGCTTTTTCTTTGGTGCCTCGGGAATTTCGGTCGGGAGGGCGGCATTGGCCGGGTGAACCGGATCCTTAAGAGCCGCTCCGCACGAATTACAAAAAGCAGCACCGTTCTCATTATCGGCCCCACATTTCTGACAAAACATATTCTCCTGATTTTATTCTGACACGATAAATATTACCTTTTAACTTTCGAGCATTATTCAACGTCGGAAAAGTCGGAAAAAGAGAGAGGATTTATTGAGTTTGCGGCGTGACGACGATCAAACGACCGGTCTCTTCCAGGAACTGGCAGAACATCGGGTCCTCTTTCCGGTACGCCTCGATCTGTTCTTGGGTCCCTGATACCATCATTTTGCCTTTGTTTTCGGCCATGATGATCACACACTCGGGGCTGCAGCCCGGATCGCTGCGATCTTCTCTTGGAACACTGGCTCCGCGATATAGTCCGGCATCCATGCGGCAACCTGTGTCCACGGGGTATAATCTGCATATCCATCAGTGTTGATCGTGCACTGATGATATGCGTTCTGGAGGGTCCGGGATGTCTCCATGCTCGTGACTTTCAGGGTTCCCGGAAGGTTGATCGTGGTCATGGTCTCCACGCCTCACGGGAGCGGCAAGAGATCCCGGCCTTCGTGGTATGTACCCTGATATCGGCGGTTGCCCGGGTTACCGAGCCGACCATATTTATAGAGGTCGTCCCACGTCATCGGACGGTATCCACCTTTTCCGTCAGGACCGGTCATTCGCTGGAAAATCGCTTGGCAACCTTCGGGCGCGGGCACCTCGATGATATCCTTTCCGAATGCCAGTTTCATATCCCTCACGCCCCCGTCTTCTTCGCCTTTGCCGGCTTCTCCGGGATCTCGCCATTAAGCTGGCTGAGCCGGTATTCTAATTTCGCTCGTTCGAGCTGGTCCTCCCTGACCTGTCGCTCCCGGAGTTCTGCGAGCCGTTTTAGTTCCCTGTCGGCCTCACCGCCCGGGATGCCTTCATGCAGGCGGTCTCGTTCAACCCGTGCCGCACTGACCACGCCGAGTCCGATCAGACTTGCCAGGGCCGCATCGATTGCCACGTAGATTTTTTTGGCCCGTTCCGGGTCCGCTGCCAGGTTGATCGGGAGACCATCTTCGGTTGGTTTGTCCTTGATGCACGCCTCGACAAGCGCGTCCCAGGTAATCGAGTCAGTCATCCGGATCGCGGCCCATGCAAGAAGCATGAACGGGGTGAAACCCACGCCAATGGTATCTCGTTGCGTCCTGATGGGGCTCATTATAGTGGTCCCGGGTATTGTCCGCACGACGTAGAAACTCGCTGTCATGTTAATCAGTTGGTGGATCGACACCGTACCCTGCTCCTCTTCCCGAAGCGGGGTATTCATAACGACGACCGACGACCGGCCCTGCATGGGAATTATTTGCGCCATTGTTATACCTCCATAAATTCTGTTGTGTTCGTCTCGCTGTCCATACCGTCTATAACGAGGTGTTTTGATTCTGTACTGTTGTTTTTCATGTTTTTCACCTGTTGTGTTAATCTTCAACGAGAAATTGCGAGGGGGTAGGGAGGGCATGACTTCCTACCCCTGCTCGATTTAACCAGTGGCTCGGCGGAAAGAAAGGAACCAAAACCGCTTCATCGCCACTCGTTACTCGTTCACGGCCTCCCTTCTTCAGGGTCATGTCTCCGACTGCCCATCAATCCGCCGCCAAAATTATCCCGGGGCTGGCCGTCATCGTCGTTATCACTGCGCCATTCGTCGATTGACACTCGCCGGTCATCCCTGCCGAAGAACGATCCCTCTGATATCAGATCCTTCAGACGATCCACAAGGGTCGCAATGACGGATACACCAATATCACCGGGACTGTTCCGCTCACCGTGATACGTCGTGTACCACATGCGGAGCTCCCGAAGGAGTCGGTCATCCCCGGGGAGCCGGATCCGGGTTTGCTGTATGAGGCTTGCGAGGCTATCGTAGATCTTTACCCAATGATCTGACGTGGACGGGATCTCCTGGAGTGAGAAAGAATCATAGGAGTCGGCATAATGGGATAACCCCTGCATGAGTGAGGAGCCAACCAAAAACACCTCAATCCCATACCGCCGGCGGGCCTGCATGATTTCCTGAAAGATGCTGATCCAGTACTGTTGGCCGGTGCCTTCCGGGGTTACATACTTGACCTGATCGACAATGACAAACCCTTGCCCGGCGGCATGAGCGACGGCAATACACATGGAATCTTTTTTCCGGGAAAATCCTGCGGCACAGAGATACTCGTACTGGTTACGGGAGATTGCCGGGGGTGATTGAAGGACGCATTCATCAATACGCGCCGGGGAAAATGCGGCATTGGTAGATAGGCCGGAATCCCCGAAGGCAAACATGAGTGCGTCGGCACGGTCCGGACTGCTTTTCATATCGGCCTTGCTCTCAATCAGGATCCGGCCCCGACTGTCGACCTTATACTTGATACTGGCAAGCTGGGAGATCAGTTCTTCATCGTCAGGGATTGAGATATCGCCAGACTCAAACCGCTCCCGGAGAGAGAACCACCACTCCGCCCTCGCATTCGCATACCTTTCCCGGTCCTGCGCTGCCGAACCCGACTGCATTTCGATAACCGGGACGTTCTGCTCTATCAGGCGATCAAATACACCGGCACCAAGGCCAACACTATCGACCTTTGCCAGGGTGGATCCGGTCTCCCTCATGCACCGAACAATCTCCCCGCTGGTTGCCATGGTGTCGCTCATTGGCAGAACTTTGAGGATCCTTGCCTTCGGACCTTCACGGAGCATAAAAACCGTTTCGTCTTTGCCGAACCTCGCAATATCACAGCCGATCTCGACCGGTTCCCCAGCTGGGAGATCCCGGTTGACCGCTGCCTCGATCCATGCCAGCGGGATTAAACTGTTATCGCCGGCTGTGGGGAAATTCGCCAAAATCCGGCTCTGATAAAGCGATGAGTCCCTACCCCATGCCTTGAGCCGATCGGCAACCCATCCCGGGGTAACGAGGTAAGGCGCCGGGAGACTGCCGGTTACTTTTGCCTCCCCTGTGCCGTCTACGACGTCCCGCTCTGTGATTCCATACCGGGTGAAGTTCGGGGTATCAAAAGCGCTGATGCTAATCTTGTTCGCCCCGGATGCTGTCGAAAACTCCTTATAAAATCTACCGCTGCTACTCGTTGGATTTCCGATTAAGAGAAGGCGCGATTCATCCGACGTGAGAATGCCGTCGATGGCGTCAAATATATCATCGGAGACCCCGGCGGACTCATCGACGATAATGAGGATGTACGGGGCATGGAATCCTTGAAATTTAGCGGCGGTATATGGCGGTGCGGTGAATCCAAGGGCAAAGTGATCGTTATCGATCTTAAGTTCTGTTTGGAGACATGCTCCCGGGAGTCCCGCTTTTGAATGAGCGGACCGGATCTCCCGCCAGAGGATCCCGGACACCTGCCGGTCGGTCGGTGCGGTCGTGATGACGATAGACCCGGGGTGAT